TTTTAATTTATACACAATATCAATTGTAAAAACTTTCATAATTTTTTATATTGGTCAGTACCTGTCAGATTAGCGGTTATAGTCCCGCCGGACTGAAAATAAAAACACCCTTTTGGGTGGCTTTAACTTAAATATTTTTCTGCATATTCTTTATAAGTCATATTTTCAGGCACATAAAAGTATTTCCCGTTTTTATCCTTTGCAAGCCGTTCGCCCCGATCATCACCCATCGGTACAGTTGTAGATCTACAATTAGGGTGCATAGGCGGGGCGTTTATCCCCTGTCGCTTGTCTTTCAGCGCGAAGTCTTTACCGTCTAAATCTCGGCATATTTCACTGGTCTTAAAGTCAAGTACGGCCGTATACACATACCTTTCAATGTCGTTGTCTTCCATAGCTTGAAAATTGGCATCGTTTAAAACGTGTGATACTTCTGTTCTCGCCAGCCGTAATGCGTTTTTATAGCCTGTGCCTGTGCGCTTATTTATCATGGTAGCTATCTCTTTAGGATTTCTCCCCAAAATAAGCCCGCTGGGGATATCTTTTTGCAATGCTTTCGAAACACTTTCCGCATTATCGGCGGACCGAGTTTTGAAATTACCATCCAGCCAGCGGCTATCAATTGCCCTTTTAATTGCGTCAATTTTAGGTTTGCTAATAACTCTTGTGCGTCCGCTTTCAATTGCCGAATTGTAAGCCCCGCTGTTATAACCGTCAGAATATACTTTGCTCAAAAGGTCTGCTAACGTTTCAACTTCTCGCGCAGAAGCTTGTGACAATATCAAATCAATTTCAAACATCAGTTTGTCAACGCGTGTTATTTTCGTTTTTCTAGATTGACGATAAGCGATTCTTTTGAACCAAGAGGGATAATTCTTCTTATCTGAGTCAGCATATGCCGTAGCGGCAAATTTTTGCTGTGATAGCGTTTGCGCTTTGCTTAACAAGGCGTATATGTCATCAGTACCATAGCGGCCTATATAAGCTTCAATTTCTTTTTTTATCTTCGCTGTAGCATTTACGTATATCTCTTTTAGCTTGCGCTCTGCTGGGGTTAGGCGTCTATCTCCAGCAGAAAGCAATCGCTTTGCCCAATATTCATCACTGCGCCGCATTTGGGTCACCATCTAAATTATTGTAAATATCGCCCTGCTCTGATTTATACTTATCAATTTCGGCAGCCACATCTTTAACCCAAGGCATATTTGACAATATTGTTTCGGTTGAAATCCCCTCTATAGACTGAGCTTTTAGGCACATATCAATTGCGGACTGCTCGTTGATGAGGATATCTCTGTTAAAGGTTATCTCAACGTCCCCAGATACACTATAATACTTGTCAATAAACCAACATATACCATCAATGCAGTTTCTAACTCCTTTTTCTAACCCGTTGCAGTCCAAGTCAAGCGGGGCATACATATACTGTCTGGCTTCTGCTGACGCATTAGCACCCATAGCCTGATCAGGATCAACGCCACGGCCAAACGCGTATATATTACGGCGCAAGCGGTCTAAATAAGTGTCAGAGTTGCTAACGTCTACGCTGTCATCAATTGTGTCTGCGTCGCCGTCATCGTTAACCATTATCAAGCGGTAAGCGTTTACTGTTTGGCGCAATCTACCTAACTGGTCGCTATCTTTGCCACTACCGCCATAATTTTTTACTTTAATAATCTTGTTGCCTGCATCCTCTAGCGCGTTTCCATTGTTTGATACTCCTTTGTCGTAGGCATCAATCAAGCTTTTTATTCGGCTAATCAAAGGAGTTTCGCTATCGTTATATTTTATCGGCACAAACGGCAACCGCTCCCAATCATGCAGATTACCATCAGCGTCCTGCAGCATAGCGGCCTTTTCGCCTACCGCTATAAGATTGCTGTTATAGTTCTGCGCGATCATTTCAACGCTTGACGCCGTCTGCTGGTACTTATAAAGCTGTACGCCGTCAGCCTGCCAAAATTCCACATATGTGACGAAACGCTTCTGCGCTGCTTCGAACTCGACTTGCGTGTAAAATCTGATCAAAGCTTGCAAGTCTGTATGCTCATCATCTCCCCAAAGTGGGATTATTTGCTTTGCGTCTATAACTTTAAACTTTAACTGACCTTTTTCCGGGTAAATGTACATCCAGCCAATGCCGCATTTTATTGCACCAGTAGCACAGGCCGTTATTTGACTGCGGGCCTTAGTATCAAAGACACTTTGTAAAATATCATCTTTTGTTTGGTCCAGACCCTTAACGCTAAACTCACGACCCAGCAAATATTGGATTTTTTGATCTATCAACTCTGTTGCAAACGTATGTACTATTTTGTTGTTAGCAACATTTTTAACCTCTGTCAGCAGCCCATCTTTGCCAATAGCCATACGTTTGGTATCTAAAATATCATGCTTACCAGCGTAATATCTTGCGCCAGCAAGCATATTTTTATAACGCTCACTTTCGATAAATTCTTTAATTTCGAGTTTGACTATTTGGCTATCACTTAGCGGAGCGTTGCGCTTTAGCGTGTCTATTAATGATAAATCCATACTTAACCCCCTATTAATACAAAATTGCTTTGCGCCATTGCTGTGTTAACAAAATATCTTAGCGCGTCCATTGCGTGGTCATTATCTTTTACCGGGCGATCTTCGGTGCTTTTGGTATCCCACAAATAGCTCTGAAACTCTGCTATTGTGTTTTTGCACGAAATGTGTACATAAAGCCGTTCCTGCGCGATTAAACTTGCGACGGATCTAATACCATTCAGTACATCATTTTTGGCTTTCTTAGCCGAAAACTGCCCATGCTTTTTAATCGTTGCGATCATACTAGCAGCGGATGGATCTATACCGATATAATCAATGTCATATCCGTCGGCCAACCTTACCAGCTCATTGTAATAATCATCATCCGTAAGCTGGCGATTGTTTGCTCTCCCGCTGTAGTAATACTCTTTGATAAGATAAGCGACATCTACGCCTAACTCTCTCCGCACACCAAAAAGTAGGGCAGCAAATGGATTCTGCGTGCCGTAGTCGATAAATATATAATGACGGTCACACTTTGGGGTCACTTGCTTAACGTGTCTGTTTGTGCTAAACATCGGATAAATCAACCCTTCGGCCAGCACCCACTTGCCAAGGATATATCTGTCATACCAAACTGTTCCTGTGTACTCTTTTTTTAAGTTTTCGACAAACTCGCTCGGTAAAAAATCATTATCATCGATACTGTACTCTTGCAAGTATATATCTGCGTCACTGTCCATAAACTTTTTAAACCAATGCATAGGGTTGTCAGGGTTACAGGTTAGGTCACATCTGCTATACGGCTTATCTAGCCGAGATTTTAACATCTCGAAAACCTCGTTGTTATAGGTCACCACCTCATCGCAGTAAGCATATTTAATGCTGCTGCCACGCAGGCGGTCTACTTGTGTCACCTTGTCCGCTCCTAGGCAATAGACTTTTTCGCCAAATATTCGTGCCGTGTTATCTACACCGATATCGCCTACCAGCGTTGCACCGTAAATAGCCTGCAACGGCTCAATTACATTGCGCTGCAGCGTTCCCTTGGTATTGCCAAGTATTACCGTTAGCCCCTCTTTTCCCGCTACCGCTCTAATACGGATCGGTATAACCGCCAGTACATCTAAATACGTTTTGCCGGAGCGCGTTGCGCCGGATTTAATATTCCAGCGGTGGTTAGCGTTGTTAAGATACTCTTGTTGTTTTTGCGTAAATGTCATTTCGTCAGCCCCTGCGTTACTTTTGATAGTATCTCATCAAGTTTTTCCAGTGCTGACGAACTATTATCAACAGGATTGCGCTTATAAGATCCGGGCATCCTATTCGACAGCCAGAAAATTTGAGCCGTAGTATTAGCAGGGATAGGCACTTCTTCCTCTGCCGTCACCACTTCCTCGTCTTCCGCCACTCGCTTGCCGTTATCATACTTGACGTGCTTTACCTTAAAACACTTTTTGACTGTGATTACCCTGTCCAAACAGCTTTTAAAAAGTGCATTTTCGACTTGCCTGTCAGCAATCTCCTTGCTTTTTTTTAAAGCCTCCGCAAACTCCCCATACTTTTTTTGCCAATCATACAAGGTAGATACATTTATCCCCATGTTTTTGGCAATTTGCTCATTGGATAGTCCATCCCTAGCCCAGCCAGCTATGCGCAGTAAGCCGTCCTCGTTATTCCAAATTTTATTAAACTCCGACGGTCTGCCGCCTGCCATATCTCTCACCACCTTAAATAAAAAAGCACCTAACCGAAGTTAAGTGCCATAATATTAACTTATATGCTAATTTTTGATATATATCGCCGTGTTTTAACGCATTTTTAACGTTGAATTATTCATGCAGATTAAACAGTAATTAAATAAGCCGCTGTATTGGCCCCAGCGGCAGGGTAAACTACTATGCCGGTTGCTGCATACCGTCCAGTAGCTGCTATGGGTAGTTATCCGCATCATTCATACGATAAATTGCAGCTATCATATGCCATCATACGGCGAACGCCATAGCAAATATATTAGCATACGGTTTGCCACTTGCTCGGATAGTGAGCGGGTTACTGCGTATGCGTTATATCAATTTCACATTTTTACACTTTATATTATATCAAGGATTAGCATGGGCATTCTAGGACATCTTTTTCATTTCCAGCAGTGCTATGCCATGCAATCTTGTTGCTGTTCGGACATCATAGTGCAAAGCGTCTGCAACATCTTGCCAATTTCGCCTTGAAAAATAGTAACTTTTCAATACGGCTCTATGCCTTTCGTCCGATAAGCTATCAATCAGTTTTTCTGCCTCCATTCTTGCCTGCAGAAGCTCTTTACTGCGTTTTTCAATATATCGCTCTACCTCAATGAGATTGGCAACCACAGGTGCCATTTTATCCGTATTGGCACCATGTACAGGAGCAAAGGACAGCGAAGGTGTAATCTTTTCGGCAAGCGACCGCAGACGCTCCCGCTCATCTAGCAAGTCACTAATTTCTCCCGCAATGAAACGATATCTTTTTAGCTTTGCCTTTATCTCCTCTATAGTCATCTGCTACCCCCTGTATCTACCGATATATGAATATAGCGTATTTTTCTTAACACCCAGCTTTTGAGCAATTGCCGGAACATCCCACCCAGCAAACCCCATTTCGAAAATTACTGTATGCATATTACTCCAAACAAACGCCTTAGATGATGCCGAATTTCCGGGCGGTCGAAACATCGGAATGCCACTGTGTTTATGCATAATATCCCTAAATACTACTTTCATAGTTTTGTGCGGCTTGTATTGTTCTTTTCCCGCTTCTGTTTCTTTCCTCGCCCTAGCTTCCTCACGCCTACGTTGCTGCTCTTGTAAATGAGCTAAACGTGGATCTGTCGATGTTAGCGGATTTGCTGCACCTTTATACTCTTGTACTGGTGTATGTTCTCCTCTAATACAAGGATTTAAACCTATAAACGCACAATAATATCTGTCCCCACAACTTTTCAGCCTGTAACACTTTTCGCAATCTATCAATTTTCTACCCCTCTCTACATCAGCACTTTCCACACTTCATAGCACCTTTCTGTCTACAATCTTTCCATTGCCATTAAAGGTAACTTCTTCTGTTCGTATAAGCTCTCCTGCGGCGTTATATGTTCTTACGGTTTCCACATAACCTTTAATACTGCAATCTAACTCCACACCATACACCCTGCTATCCGTCCAAGTACCATCTTCTTCGTACTTAGGCAACCAGTGATTTCTGCGATGCCATACCGGATTACATTCTGCTTTCCAGCGATTATATTCTGCTTGTCGTTTCTTTTCCATTTTTTCGTTAAAACTACGGACCATTACTTTCGCTCCTCTCTACATAAGCACTTTCCACACAAAATACTGTCCTAGCTCTGCGCCGAAACCAACGCACACCCCTAAAAGCGCCCAAGCTGCTATTGGTACGATTACAAGCCAAAATAGTTTGGTCATTCCGTCACCCTCTCAACTTCCGCTATTCCCTGCATTACATAAAGAGCGTTTGGTAATGCAATGCCGTTGCCCCACATCTTGTACTCGGCACTGTCGGAGTGTAGCTTGTTGTACCATGACAACATCTGCTGTTTGGTATATTCCTTTGTCGCTTCGCCGTTGATTTCTGCGTAGGTATTGCGCACCCCAAGCCAAAACGTATAATCTTCGTCTGTTAGATTTTCTACCGGGTTTACTATGCCCCACCAAGACGGAAAGCCTTGCACCCTCGCACATTCTGTAGGGGTTAAACGGCGCACTATGTAATTTTTTGCTACAATGTTTTCACTTCCCCCACCGTAGTTCCCGCCGTTAGCTTTTAGTGTCGACAGTACACTTTCGTCCTTAAACTCAGTGTAAGACTTTTGCGCATACACAACAGTCGCATAATTATCTCCACCGCCCGGCGTTCTCAATGTATTTTGTACTTCGCCAGTTAAACATTGATTAAATTTATCAAATCCTTGAACTTCAATATTTTCAACAATGAAAGTTTGCTGTTTCATCCCAGGTTCAGCTTGGATACATCCAGCTTTTTCGCCCAAGTCCCTAATCTCATTTCGTTGATTCTGTGCAAATGCGATTAAAGAGTCGCTTTCTCCCGCTCGATCATCTGCTCCAACGCAGTTTTGAGCCCCGGCGGCAATTCCTTGCCACGGCGTTCTGCCCGCCTCAAAACACCCTCGCAAGCCTTTGCACTCAAATAATATTTCTTTGGCACTTCCACCTCTAAAATCTGCGACAAGGTAGATTCTACGGCGGCGCTGGGGTACTCCCCAGTATTGAGCGTCAAAAGTTCGGTACGCAACGCTCCATCTGTCACCGCTGATACAGTCTGCGTATGCCCACCCTGCCGCTGGAACACTAGGCATAACGGCGTCCTTTTCTTTGATTCTAATAAACTCTTCAAGGACGGTTCTAAAATCTTCTCCTCGGTTACTGCTAAAGGCTCCGGGGACGTTTTCCCAAATAGCGTATCTTGGATAAACTCCATTTGTTGCTTCCCTCATTTCTTTGATAATTCTGATTGCTTCTAAGAATAAACCGCTTCTTGTTGTTTCATCATCGCCCATATCAGCGTGTTTCAACCCTGCTCTTTTTCCCGCTATCGACATATCTTGGCAAGGACTGCCGAATGTGATTATATCTACAGGCTCTATTTCTCCGCCCTTAACTTTGCTAACGTCTCCCAAATGTTTCATTTTTGGAAAACGATTTTTAGTAACGGCGATAGGATACGGCTCAACCTCTGCCGCATAAACAGGTTCTATCCCACACAGACTAGCTGCCAACGGAAAACCGCCACTGCCGTCAAATAAACTCATTAATTTCATACGTTATCCCTCGCTCAAAATGGGATGTTGCTTAAATCTTCTGCCTGCCCGAACGATTCAAACCCGCCTTTATCACCACCACTTGCACTACCGCCGCCCGCTTTACGTTCGATAAACTCCACACCATTTGCGATTATTTCCGTTACCCAGCGTTTACTGCCGTCCTTAGCCTCATAGTTACGTATCTGTATTCTGCCCTCTACAATCAGCCTGTGTCCTTTCTGACAGCTATTACCTACCAGTTCGGCGGCCTTTCCCCATAACACTACAGGGATAAAGTCTGTTTCCTTATTCCCTTGTGCGTCTTTAAATGGTCTGTCTACTGCTAATATAAATTGAGCTACTACTTTACCCGTCTGTGTATACCGTACAGTAGGATCAGACGTTAATCTACCTAACAAAACTACTTTATTCATGTTATCTCCTCTCCTTGTTCAAATATCCATCGGGTCACAATTCTCACAGTCAGGTTCAACTTCACCATGTAGCCACTGACAACGCCTACAACAATATTTACTGTCCCAGTAATCACAGGTAGCGTCACAATCATCACAAGGGCATTGTTCTTCTTCCATTTTTATTCACCGTCCCGTCTGTTCCATGCTGCTGCAGCTTCTTCTTCTGTTGGCTGAAATCTCCCAACAGTTGCGTCACATTCTAGATTTGTACAGATCACATAATAATAAGGATTAATTGGCGTTCTTTCCATCTTAGCTTTGCTACCGCAGAACGGACAAGGTTTTAATTTAGTCATTTTGGCACTCCTTCAATTTTTGTCTGTGGTAACAACTTAAATGTCTTACTAACAAAACCATCACTATACCTAATAAATACCTCGCATCGTTTTGTTGCAAAATGCAGTTCTTCTACCTCTCTGATGATATAGGAGCCGCAAGTATCATCGCAGTCTGATTCGCAGTAAGCTTCGTCATAATCATATATTTTCGCATAAATAGGTTTACTAATATCAATCATCTACTCCACCGCCTTGGTCGCAGACATATTTTTTATTAACATACGCTTTGATATCTGCAGGATCAAATGCTCTGTCACATTTTGGGCAGCAGGGCAACATAGTCTTATCACCCCTGCCCATATTCTTTTCCATTTCTTTAAGTGCTACTCTGTATGGTTTATAGCTGTGGGCTATTTCCCAAAACCGTCTAGCACTTTCCATGTATCTACCCCATTCACGGTTTTGCCGTTCTTCAAAATTTGCGACCATGAGCATTGCTGCAAACGGATCTATAACTGCACTGCATCGGTCGCAAAATATGAGATGACTTTCTTCATCTATGCAAAGTTGTGGTTTGACATAATCAACACCATATTTATTATTTTCATAACATTTGCAGGCCGAAAAAAACTTCTTTTTTGATACCATACCTACAAGACTTCTAATTTTCTCCACTACTCCACCACCTTAAACTTCTCTAAAGTCAATGTCCGGGTAACGATATAGCAGCATCTTCTTTTTGATCAGATACACCTGCGTCCGCATCCCTTTCGTATCAACGTAATATATATGCCCGTCAGCTTCCGTCACCTTAAAATCAGCTCGATAAATAATCGGCCTTATCTTTTTACCGTCTCTCTTATAACCAGGCTGTAAAACAAATTTTGGCTGTAGTTCAACCTCTTTTACTGTACCTTCGCGCATCATCCAGTGTAACTGCCAGTAATAGTCAGCTTCTTTTTCGCTGTCAAACCGTATGCCGTCTACTTCCGTAATTTTATTCTTATACTTCATAATCGGTTCACAACATGGTAAAGCCGAAGCAGGCGTTACACTGTCAGAACGAACTTTACTTATAAGGTGTGCCGGCAGTTCATTCCACGTCGTCATTTATTACTACCGCCGATAACATAATTTCTAGAGCTTTCTTCTCTCGCCTTAACCGGGCATTTTTACCGCCGAGCTGACTATTTTTCCGACGCAGATGTTTGAGTTCCGTCAAAGCCTGCAGAAGTACTGACTTTAATACCGGTATATATTGATCCTCCGGCTCATCTTTAATCATTGCTAACATAGCTTTTATATTTATTGGTTTCATAGTTTCCAACTCCTTATATTTAAAAGGCCGCCCCCTACGGGCTAATCACCTCCGCAGGGGTATACTTCCCTTTATGCTTGTATATAGTTAGTATGCGCGGCCGTTTTAACTAAAATAAATTTATCGGTATCTCGGCTTCTGCTGCTATACCTTGCATAACATATAGTGCATTAGGTAGAGCTATTCCATTGCCCCACATTTTGTACTCTGCGCTATCAGAGTGCAGTTTGTTATACCAAGCTAACATTTGCTCTCTTGTGTATTCTTTAGTGGCTTTGCCGTTGATTTCTGCGTAAGTGTTCCTCACGTCTAACCAAAAGGCATAATCTTCATCTGTCAGATTTTCTACCGGGTTTACTATTCCCCACCAAGACGGAAATCCTTGCAGTCTCGCACATTCTGTTGGTGTTAAACGGCGCACTATGTAATTTTTTACTACAATGTTTTCACTTCCACCGCCGTAGCTTCCGCCAGTAGCTTTTAGTGTCGACAGTGTACTTTCGTCCTTAAACTCTGTGTAAGACTTTTGCGCACACACAACAGCGGGCTTATCTATCGTATTAAGCGTGTAGCTTGTGTCCTCTTTCCACCCTTTGCCGTTGCAACCCGCTGTGTCTGCTCTGTCTATGCCGTTGCCTTGCAAGCAGTAGACAACTCCCGGAACATTATTACCACCCGTACCACATCTAGCCGTTATCGTAGGGCTTTTTTCAATATATTCGCTTGGCGTTCGCAATCTTGCTTCGCCTATATCGTAGCAACGTGTTATCGCCAAACAAGTGTAATCGGTAACCCTGTTATTGTGGTCACCTGTTATCGTTGGTACAGTTTCGCCGTCACCGTTATCCCTTGTGTCGTAAACATATTTCTCTATAACAGCAATGCCACCTTGATTTTTAGAAGGGTCTTGAGTTGATGTATCTAGTGTTTTGGCTATTTTAACAGAGCGACATCCACTATGAGGGTTACTGCTTTTCATGCTGTTCGATGATAAACTATCAAAACTAAAAACTAAGCGGTCGTTATCATCTGCTCCAATGCCGTTTTCAAGATTTTTGGCAGTTCCTTTCCCCTGCGTTCGGCTCTCCTCAATATCCCCTCGCAAGCCCTTGCGCTCAAATAGTATTTCTTTGGCACGTTCTCCTCTAAAATCTGCGACAAGGTAGATTCTACTGCGACGTTGGGGTACTCCCCAGTATTGAGCGTCAAAAGTTCGGTACGCAACGCTCCATCCGTCACCGCTGATACAGTCTGCGTATGCCCACCCTGCCGCCGGAACACTAGGCATAACGGCGTCCTTTTCTTTGATTCTAATAAATTCTTCAAGGACTGTTCTAAAATCTTCTCCTCGGTTACTGCTAAAGGCTCCTGGTACATTTTCCCAAACAGCGAATCTTGGATAAATTCCATTTGTTTTAACCCTCATTTCTTTTATTATTCGGATTGCCTCCATAAACAGCCCGCTTCGTGTTGTTTCTTCGTCGCCGACAGCCGTATGTTTTAAACCAGCACGTTTACCAGCTACTGACATGTCTTGACATGGGCTTCCGAAAGTTATAATGTCCACTGGTTCTATCTCTGCACCTTTGATTCTGCTTACATCACCCAAGTGCTTCATATTTGGAAAACGGCTTTTAGTAACAGCTATTGGATATGGTTCAACTTCCGATGCATAAACAGGCTCTATTCCGCACAAGCTTGCTGCTAAAGGAAATCCTCCACTGCCATCAAATAAGCTCATTAGTTTCATGTTGATCCTCGCTACTTATGCTAACGCATTCCTTGTCCTGCAATCTTCTAAAGTTATTAAATATCTCCCGTACCTTCACGGCCCGTGTATCATCTGACCACATCAAGCAGTTCGGGCAAATATGCACCTCAAAATATCGACCTCTGTTTACGTGACTACCCGCCGTTGTATCCTTATGGCATATATCGCAATTCATGATCTCACCTCAAAACGGTTCTGACTTATTAGTGTTCAACTTGTCAAAATGTTCTTAGCCTAAAATCTGTAGTTCTGCCATATCTGCAGCAAGGTTATACATTTTTGCGTGCTTATTATTTCCATGTGTATCGGTAACCTTAGCTCTAAATTCGGCAATAGTCCCTAAGAAACAACCACAAGACACTGTTATACCTTTGTCTTTATTTTTGAAAAATGTCGTAAAACTAAATCTACTACCAATGCGACCGATCAATAAATAGTCAGCGTCGCCGGACACCCAAGCGTCGCCGGACACCCAAGCGTCGCCGGACACCCAAGCGTCGCCGTACACCCTAGCGTCGCCGGACACCCAAGCGTTGCCAGTCTGCGCTAAGTTATCCTCTTTTTCTACGTATCCGCCAAGTTCACCAGCTTCAACACTCCCAAAGCTAATTAAAGCCTTAATCCTAAATAATTTCTTGCCCCATTTTTCTATAAACTCTGCTGTTAATTCATACTTTTTCATAGTTACCTTGCTCCTTATAATCAAACTTTAGTTAAATCACCTTGACGACGTGTTGACTGTTTAGGTGTTACATCAGGCACTAACGGATGATATTTATAACACCGTTCACGATCAGCAACCACATAAGTAAATCCGCTTTCTTTGTCTACTCTCAAAAACGGTTGATGTCCGCTGTATGGGCAATCAACAGTGTTAATACATTCAGCGCATTTTCGGTCAACGTCTGCGATAAAGTTGATATCGCAGTAATTGCGCTGCAAGAAACTATCGTCGGCGTCAGGAAAAATCCTCTTTGCTGCAACTCTAACTTTCTCGCTTATTGGCTGCCGTAGTTCACCAAATGTTTTGCCGGCAGCAAGATCAGCAAACAACTTTTTAACAAACTCATTTGCCGCTTTAGAATTACGCTCAATAGCCTTCTTCTCTGCACCGATTTTATTTTGTCGTAGGATTGATAAAGTATTATTAATATCTGCCCATGTTGGCCAATATTTATTATTATCAGCGATATAATCAACAGTATCGCCCCACATCTCAATGTCTGTGTATTTATAACGCTCCAGGGTTTGCCTTTCGATAGTTTTTTTTGCATCTTCGCTTCCCCAGTTCGGCTTTAGTCCCGCCGCCTGCCACACTTCATAAGCTGCCGTTATCTCTCTAAGTTCCAACATACGGCATATCCCTCACTTCTTCCCAGTCCAGCCCCATAAAACAAGCCAGCCTGTACTTTCTTTTCTCCGGAGGTATCGCTGCCCAGCGCTCCTTGTTCTTTGCTATCCATTCGGCTTTCTCTTGGGCTTCCTTATCAGCAGTTTGCACTGCTTCCGGCAATTTGATTTCATCCGCCCAGCGTTCATCCTGTAAAAAAGTATCAGGATCAGGTATGTACCTTCCGTTTTCCTCCTGCCACTGATTAGTTTTTTTGTATCGCTCAACAGCAGAATTAATCAAGGCATACTGTTCTTCCGAGTGTACACGCATATTCATCCATGCTATTCTTGCAACAGGCTTTTTCCGTTTCGACGGATACAATTCCCAAAATAATTCAAAGCCTTTTTCTTTTTCGTTAACCTCGATTGGTTTTTTGGTTTGCTCACGCGCGTTATTATTATTATTATCATTGTTTATCATTGTTATATTATTATCATTATTGTTAGATGTTAGCTGACTGTTAGGTTGTCTGTTAGGTGTCTGTTGGCTCTCTGTTAGCTGACTGTTAGGTTGTCTGTTATCGACTTCCCTTTTTCCTTGATAAACCTGCCAGTTTACTATAGTTATCAGCCTTCCAGTCTTTGTTGATTGGTCTGTTAAAAAATTCATATTTTCAAACTTTTTTAACGCAGTCCTTACATTTTGGACTGTTAGCCCATTTCCACAAGCTTTTACGATATTAGGCAAGCTGGTTATAAATTGTCCCGGTTGGCAAATAAATTCTTCACCCTGCCAGTACCACTTTTTCTCACTATGATTTGCCATTAAAAGCAGTGTAATTAAAATTACTTTTTGCTCAACTGTCGTAACCTGCCAAATCGGACTATCTAACAATTTTCGATGTAAAGCAATAAACCCTGTATTCATAATTTCCTACTCCTGGCGGTCATATTTTGCAGATAAATACGACCTTACCTTTTTACCAATAACGATGCCCTTAACGGAATTATGCCGCAGGGAATGGCAGTCATTACAAAGCATTGCCATATCTTCAAGCCTGTCCTGTCCGCCCTGTGATTTTAAAGGCTCATGGTGTGGCTTAACTCCAGGCTCAACAAAGCTGCTGCAGTTTACACACAAACAATCATCACGCCGATATACTTCCTCACAGAGTTTTTTAAGCGCTTTACCCTTAAGTCTTATCCTCTTTATTTTTGGAATCATCTTTAACGCCCCACTCCTTGATCAGCTCATCTAATTCTTCCTGCGGCCTTGTTTCTACACCAATATCTTTTGCCATAGATACCAAACAATCAATAAAACGGCTCATCTCTTTCGTGTCATAAGCACTGCTACCGTAATATACCCTTACATTGCTATAGCCTTTAATGTTCTGACATTCACTAACCAATTCAGCTATCCAGCCAACACCATTACTTTGCCAAATTTCAATAGTTCTGTTTACAGCGTCAGTTGGCACTGGCCATATTCTGCCGTAACCACATTCCCTAATTGCCTTCCTGTAAACATCTTCCTTGCTGTGAAAGCTCTCTTCTGACAGCTTTTCTGCTATCTTTTGACACAATACCCAAGCGTATTTATTAGCGTCGTTAGAACGCCCTTTTCGCCATTGCTTGACCTCTACAACATACTGCTTTTCAGGATCGATTTTATTGATTCCTTCTTCCTCTGATAAAGGGACAGGTACTACTAAATTTATGTATCCCATCCCTTTTAACGTCTGTAAACCTTTAACTGTTAGCTTCATTTTGCGCCCACTTACTTTGCGTTAATCTTCATCTTCGGAATTTTCGCCATATTCTTTTTTTAATTCCTCGAAATATTGATTTTTAAATTTTTCCAGCTGGCGCTTTGCCTCGTACGTTGCCGAGTTCGCCCTGTCGATATCATATTTTTTTGTAGCCACTTCCTGCACCAATTTTCGATATTCGCTTAATGTAATTGTTACAGTGACTTCATTTTCAGCGATATAATTATCAGTACTGTCATGATAACTTTCAACTTTTTTCCCATATACTTGTTCCATTTTTAATTCCTCTTTTCAAAATTTATTTAACTAGTTTCCCGTGGCTTTCACTCTATCGCTCCTGTAGCTACCTCGATTGCATCAAGACAAGCCTGTGCGCAGGAGTGAGCCTTCTCAAACTGCGGCTTAGATAAAATAACTTTCAAAGCTTCAACACTCAATTCTTCAACATTCTGCCAGCCATGATTACCTTGCACAAAGCATTTGTTATCTTCAAATTTCACATATTCAATAGATTTTGCCGCAGGTTCAGCTACTGGTACAACCACTGGATCAGGTTCAGACATTTCTGCCCCGCCATCAATCCATTGGCGGATGGCTTCACCTGTTTCGGGTGTGATTGCTCCAACAGTATTATCAAAAAGGCGTGTACGATCTTTGCTTGCCGTAGCCTCATGTTTTTCGCGATCAATATCAAACATGATGGTAAATTCGTATTCAAGACCCTCACGCTGCACCGGAGCCATGCCAACTTTTTTGATCTTCTTATCTTCGGTTTGAATGTAGTCTTGTTTTGACCGCATTGTCACAATAACATGTATTTTACTTTGTAAAATGGTCTGTACTAATTTATCATGCATTGGCGTGATATCTTTCCATGCCGCCCAAGAATTACCCTTATATTTCGTTCTAGCAAGCTGTTCTTGTTGCTCTAATAGCCCGCCTGCTCCATTCCATACATGTGACAAACTATCAATGATCAACACATCATAACCAGCCCTTTCAGCTTCTTTTATGGCATTGATGTAATTCGTAGTAGTAAAAGGTGGGACAATTTGCGCAACGTCATATTCACACAAATCAGAATAGAGTTCGCCGCTGCCATTCTCCGTATCGATCATAGCTATCTTTTTACCTAACCCTTGTGCCATCAATAATGCAGAATAGGTCTTCCCACTTCCAGATACGCCACACAAAGCAATTTTTACATAGCTTCTTTTTCGTTCTGCCTTTTTAAACATTACTTATTCCTCCCTTTACACCGCTCTGCACGTCTAAGCAATTTAACAGCCTGCTTTGCGGGGACTTTAGGCTCACCGTATGCTTGCTGAAGCGCACGAAAGGCCGCTAACTTTTCTTTCTCATTCATTTCTACGTCCTCCTAAAACTCTCTAAAAGTTTGACCGCCGCATCTACAGCGTGTATCCTCTATTGGCACTCTACATCCACAATGTACACATACAACGACCAGTACTGGCGATAGTCTCACCGGCACCTTTAATTTCATCTTGTCAACGATTGCTACTGCCCTGTTTAGGCGTTCAATCTTTTCCTGCAATAAATTATCCATTTACAAATCACCTTCGCTCTGCTAAAATGAAGGTGGACGCTAAACCTCGTAAAATTTACAGTCCACCTGAGCTATCGAAGCTGCAACTTCGGTAGCTCTTTTTCTTTTGCCTATTCATCTCAACACCCCTACAGTCACTACAGCAGCCATAATAGCAATGTATGTTCCGACAAATATTGCAGTAGTTGCTACGGTAAAATCTCTGATCATAAGCCTAGCCCCCTAGCAACACCTTCTATATAAGCAATACGAGCTATTGCAGCGATTGTTGCAAGCGTTACGATGGTTACACCGGAATATGTTTTTGCAATCTCCCACGCACTATATAAACCGATAACACACATCTCCGCAGATTGGTTCGCTGTTTCAATAAACTTTTTCATACTACACTCTCCTTTTTATAAACTCGTTCGTTAAAATAAGTTTTAGGGACTTTCCCGGCAGGTGGTAAAATATAACCTTGGCTTTTGAGCATATCCCTTGCTTCTCTTATTTTTTTGTATGCATAGCTTTTCTTACAACAAAGTATTCTCATTACATCTTCAACGGTGTAAACATCCATCTTTAAGCTCCTTTCTGTTTACGCTGCTGTTTTATCCATGTTTGCCTTAAGTCCGAGTAATGTCAGCAACTCGTGAATTTTCAATCTACCCTTCTGCGTCCATTTAGTATTCATTACAACCTTGATACTGCCGTCAGAACGTGTTACATCAATCGTTTCAGACTTCGTATAACCTTTTTGCATGTGATTGCTGTACAGCACCCATTGCCCGCCAACCTTGCGAATTAAACCTTGTTCATTGAGAATTTTGTTCAGTGCCTTTGCACTTAAACCATAATCAGCCGCAATCTGCGTGATAGTCACTGTATCTTCACTGGAAAGAATAGTATCTACATATTCCTTGATTGGCTTGAACTCCGAAATTACTTGACGTTGTACTGTGTTTTCCAGTTTCAGTGTATCAATTTGTTTGTTGGCAATCAGCAAAGCTCTTGCCATTACTTTTTCAGGGCTGTTCCAGTCACGCTCAACCTCAATAAAGTATGTGCGGGCTTGCTTACCTTTTTCGTTGCGGGTTAACATACATAACTCTTTTGCCATATCTAATTTCACGATGTGGTCAACTTGGTTTTGTCTGCCTCCATTTGAGTTAGGGACAAAAATGTCTGTCACTAAATAATCGTGTTTTTCCTCAAAGCCATATTCACACATTCGGTCAAACCATTTCTTGTACGGAGTTTCTACCCCCAAGAACATATGCAGTTCTCTACCGCTGATTGTTTGTTCCTGATTTTCGTTTACTTGAATTTCAATTAAGTTGTTCATGTTTATTACTCCTTTCGCATTAGCACGTGTGGTATAATCACCTTGAAAGGAGGTGATTATTATGACTAAACATGAGATTGTGAAGGACATACTTGTAGCTGCTATTCAAAAAGGTGTTTTTGACAGCGTAACGCCTGTAGACACCCATGACGGCAACATGGATTTAGTTGAGCCTAAAATTCAGTCTATTGCCGCAGCTTTCAAAACAATATATGCAGCTGTAGATAACAAAGAACCCAACATAACAGTCTTGCCATTCGATTAAAGTTCTATTCCCTCTCAAAGGAAAGAGTGCAGTTACAGCTGTACTCTTTCCTCATTTTGTCCGCAAACTTAATTATCATTGCCATTTCTTCGTTGGTATAATTTTTTCGTTCTAACATTACTACTGTTAATTCTTTTCTTCCTAATAGCCAGTTAATAAATCTGTTCATAATTGCACCCCTTTGCATTTGATTAAGTTAATATGCTGTGATATAATTCAGTTGAGGTTCTTTTTATTCGTCAGCGTTACCGCGCTGGCGATTTCTTTTTTTGTAAGCAAATCCTGATTGTTATAAACCCATACTTCAATATCTGATATGCCCTGCTTCACTTCGCTTATGTTTTCTAAAATACTGGCGAAGTCTTTTTCTTCGTTTAGGCTTACTCTTTCATCTGCGGCTATACTTAATATTGTTGCCAGCTTAGTGTTTAATGCACTTACCGATGAGAATAGCAAGCAGGCTGTTTGCGCTAATGAAACTTTTCTGAACTGCGGTTGCCTGCATGATTTCCCAACAGGGCAGGTTGTCAGGCAATACCACCGCAATACAGAGTGTTTAAGCGTTCCCAGAGTTTCGGCGATCCTCAACAACATTTGCGGGTGTGCCGCTTCCGGTACGTTTATGACACGTGCGACAGTTGATCTATGCATAGCAGCTTGTTCTGCAACGCTTTCTTGCGTCATATGGCACTCTTGAAGTAGCTCTTTTAGCACATTTACTCACCCTTTCTTGTGTTAAAATAAACTCATAAAGTAAATTGAGTTTGTTTCTACTTTTCCCAAACATTTTTAACCAGTTCACTGCCTAGCTCCTTTCTTGCCCGAATCTTTTCAACACGTTTCGTGTGCTTTGCTTCTAAAAAAAAGGTTTAAATCATAGCTCGGGAAAATTTTGCTAAACTTTCGCAAGAATGCATTGCTTGCATTTCGCTCTCCTCGTTCTATCTTGTCATATAATGAATACGAGATACCAAGTTTTACAGACATTTCCAAAGAAGTTAAACCTAATGACAGCCTAAATCTTTTCAAGTGTTCCATCATTTTCACCTCACTTTCACTACACTTATCGTGTGGTTAAATATTAACACACTAAACGTGTACTGTCAACACTTATCGTGTAATTTATTTTTTTAACACAAAATGTGTGGTACAATAAGTTTATAAATTGATAAAATGGAGGAAGTCTAATGAAAAGATTAAAGTCATTGCGTGAGCAAAAAGGACTTACTCAAGCCGATCTTGCTAAGTTAACAAATATTTCTACAAGTGCAATAGGAATGTATGAGCAAGGTCGGAGAGAAGCAAACCACGAAACATTAATAAAATTAGCAAATTTTTTTCATGTTACAGTTGATTATTTGATTGGGCAAGACGATAGACGAGAAACTTCTAATACACCTAAAGACCTTGCAAAATTTCTGAACAATACAGAAGTTATGTTCGATGGCGAAGTACACCAATTAGACGAGGAAGATAAACAGAAGCTTAAAAGTGCTCTTGAATTTGTATTTTGGCAAGCTAAAGAAAAAAACAAACGGAAAAAGAAGTGATACTACGCCGTGCTTAACATTCCCTTACGGGTAAAAAACCTTGTAAATAAATTCGATACGGCAAACCCTTATAAGCTTGCCAAACGCTTAAATATTGATGTATACGAGTATGATTTGCCTATTGATATAAGAGGTTTTATTGTCCGCCCATTACGCAGAAAATGCATTTTGCTAAACAAATCATTGAGCGAAACAGAAAAGATCGTTGTATTGTGCCATGAAATAGCACACGCTCGCCTACATTCAGGTTATGGTTACTACATGAGTACAAACAGACCTTACTATAAATCCTGTAAGCGTGAAGCAGAAGCAAACGAATTCGCCCTACACCTTTTATCGCACTGTCACGATATTGATACTACTGTAATAGAGCCAATGATAAAGCAAAAAATGCCTGACCCGCACTTAGTACATAGGCTATTAAATGAAATTATCTTATAAAAAAAAATTAAAATATTTTACAAAGGGGATGTTTATGATGGAGTTTATTCTAAGTTTGTTATGTGTTGTATTGTTTTGTTGGTTTATGTTCGGATTGCTAAATCCAGGGGCTGCCGCACCATTTTTGAAAAGTCCTAGCCGAATTAAAGTAGTCGGAATATTTCTTGTACTTTCTGCTATTTTCGGTTCAATTCTTGGCTCTGTTCAAGCCCCTAGGGATAATTCGTCAGCAGTTGCAAGCGCAGCACAAGAGCAGCAAATAAAAACCGCATTAGCGACAATGGAAACTAAATTAAAAAGTTATGAACACGATGAACTATTAGATGACAACGAAGGCAATGGAAGCAAGGGGTACCGCCTTAAAACAGACAGGGGCAATGTTATAGCATACTTTAAAGACGATAAGTTATACTCTTTGCGTTGGGCGGATCGCGATCTTTACAAAGAAGGGAAAACACTTGTAAAGCTCAACGATTATTTACTAACTGATGGAGAATTTATGAATGTCATATTGAACTTAAAAAGTGTGATAAAAACAGATTTAAATGATCCTGATTCAGCCGAGTTTGCTGACTATAGTGAATGGAGATACGAAAAAACTCCGGAAGGTATACTTGTAAAAAGCTGGCTACGTGCTAAAAATGCTTTTGGGGCAAAGATTAAACGTTCATTCGTTGCTGAGCTATCGCCGGACGGTAGTAAAATTCGCCATCTTCAATGGTTATAAAATAAAAAAGCAGCCCTTTAACTAGGGCTGCAAATTTTAGACCTCTTACATCAAACGTACATTCACTTTTAAACATTTATGTTCGCACAATTAAGGAGGACTATCATGCCGGCATACAAAGACGAAAAAACAGGGAAATGGTATTGCCAGTTTTATTGTAAAGATTGGACAGGGAAAAACAAGCATATTGTAAAACGTGGCTTTGATAAAAAAAGTAAAGCATTAAAATATGAAGTTGAATATAAATCAAACTACGTCGCAACTAATGACGTAACTTTTACCACATTAGTAACTAAATATCTTGAAAACTACAAGCTGAATAATAGAGCTTCATCAGCTCAAACAATTGAAGGACGTCTTGATAAAATAACCCCTTACTTTGGTAAAATGAAATTATCAGAAATAACCCCTGATAAAATAATTGAGTGGACTCAGACAATGAATAAAGAAGGCCTAAGTGCTTCATACCTAAAAACTATTATGACAACTTTCGGAGCTACATTTAATTTTGCTCGTATCATCTATGGCTACAAAGATAATCCATTAAAACATATCAAACCACCTAAAGTATCAAAACATGAAACTATGAAGATCTGGACACCTGACCAGTATAATCTCTTCATAGGTCAAGTAAAGAACGAAGAATACCGTCTAGCCTTTGACATTCTGTTTTATACCGGCTGCCGAGTCGGCGAATGTCTTGCATTATGTCCATCCGATATCTTGCCTAATAAAGCTATCCAAATAACTAAAACTATTATGACGCTGCATAATCCGCTGCGATATGAGATTGGACCAACAAAAACCTATTCATCCCGGCGTATTGTTACAATACCCGAATTTCTCTATAACAATATTCAGGTTCACCTAAAAAAACTATATAAGGTTAAAGATAATGAGCCGTTTTTTTACTGCCGACCATTCGCTTTACGAAATCAGATAAAAAAAATAAGCGAAGCAATGGATCTACCCAGAATTCGCATTCACGATTTCCGACACAGCCACGCTTCGCTATTAATTGATATGGGTGCGAATGTTCTTTTGATAGCTCAACGGCTTGGGCACCAAAATCCGCAAATCACCCTCAAAGTTTATGCACATTTATTCCCTGATAAACAAGAAACGATCGCATCTGCGCTGAACCAATTTTCTGTAAAACCAGTTCAAACGATAGACACGATCGCTCCTTAATTTTCGTTATTTCATTTAATAAAACTCATTTTAAACTCAATAATATATTGATGTCGTACTAAACCCGCACTCCTATGTGGGTTTAGATGTTTTTATTATAAACGAACAACTTCAATGATTGCATTTCTTCCATTATTACTAAGTGTTTTTTATACCATTCAGTCCATATTTTATTATTTATTTTATACATTTTTCATATTTCCGAAAAATATTAAACTCATTTTAAACTCTGCGTTTTTGTTTTCTGCATAAAAATAAGCCTACCTTAATCGGTAGGCTTTTACTCTTTTAGTACGCATATGTTACCCACACACCAGTTTTTTTATCTTGCCAATCATACTCGCCTCGAAACCCTATATATTTGCTACCTATCCGGCGGCTCACTCCATAGCTGATACCTGTAACGTAGTGATCAATATCAATCTTGGCTCCGATCTCCCGCAGAACCCCTGGCGCGGACGGTGGCAAGGATTTCAAGATTTTCTGCTGTAATTCTTCCTGCTTCTTCGACGAGTTCAGTACATCTGTCAACTGCTTCTGCAGCTGATCTATTTGCAGTTTGGCTTCGCTCGATGCTTGATCCGATAGCGTCTGCTGTTCCCTTGCTATCTGTAATTCCAGCGCTAATTTCCTGCTGATTTCCAATTGCCTGGTTGAGTTTTGTTCCAGTGTCACCAACTCGCTTTCCGTTATCATGTATGCCGGCTCGGCTGAACAGGTAGCAGGCAAGAAAAAGAACTGCACCAACACCCAGACCAACAAGAAAGCGATTATTAGATATCCAACTTTTGATTTTTTCATACACATTCGTCACCACCTGCTACTGTAGCCCCTGGTATCCACATGAATCCAATCGCCATAATAACCAATCCCCAGCTGATCTTCAATGCTCCATGCTTTAGCTGCAGCAATGACCGTATCTGCCAATGCGGTATCAGTATCGTCCTGTCCCGAAATATGGATGTCGGCTGCACAGCCACGAGTATGATAGCTGTTAGGTTCTCCACCAACAGCTAAGTTCACTTCTATAGTTCGAAAGCCACTTTTATAACCAGCATTAGTAGTATTAATAACCCAATTAGAATTCCAATCCCTCAGCATATCAAGCAACCGAAATAAGTTAGCAGTCTTTTCATCATTTGTACATAGTCGACCATTTTCGTCCCATGCATACTCATTCCTGCTACGTTGCAGACAATCCCACTCCGTTACGCTCCAATGTTTACTTACATACAAAGCCATATTAATCACACTCCATAAAAAATTTAGAAATCATAGTTTCTTTTTAACAAAAACAATCAATCCACTCATAGCTTCCACGCCAGCATCATTTAAGTTTTCGATAATACTAAGTAGCTCAGTTACAACAAGATATCCAATAACCGTCATAACTGCCCAAGTAGGTTTATCTAAAACTCTCATAACTACATCAACGACAGCTGCAGACAACGCACAAATTAAATAAACACCGATTTTTCCAAGGAAACGGTGTTTCATAACTTCACTTTTTATCTTTTTGGCAGCTCTGGCTTTTTTTATTCCTTTAATAGATTCTAGGATAGTCGGATTTTCAATACCACTATCTTTTAGATGCAGATAGGATATCGATACCCATTTTGTAAAACAATCAATAAATACTAAAAAAGCAAAGCTATAAAACAATATAGCGTGCTTATGCAAAATCATAGCCAACATTGCCGCTATTAAGGCTTTATATGACCAACCTTGTGCTAAAGTTTGAGCAGCTCCGATAGCCGCAAATTTAAAAGATTCCCAGTTCATTTTTGCCTCCTGTATAATGCTCCTAAAGGAGCTGATATTTTGAATACTAAAAAAAGAAAACGCATGAAACTACCAAATGGCTTTGGCAGTATTATTTTTTTGCACGGTAGCCGTCGTAGGCCTTGGGCCGTACTTAAAACAATTAACGGTAGATCCAAGTACATCGGTTATTTTCCAACACATGCAGAAGCCTTAATCTTTTTGGCTGATTGCAATAAAGACCCGTCTATTTATCTCCCGTCTTTGATTACTTTCGGTGAAGCCTATCAACTGGAAATGGCAGAACGTAAAGCTAAGATCGCCAGCGTCACGGTCAAAAATTATGAAGTAATTTTTGGATATTGCAAGCCTCTGCACAATAAGCCTCTTACCAGCCTTAAAGTTACCGATTTGCAGGCCGTAATAAAAAAACTGTCAGACAAAGGTATTGGCCATGCTACACAGAAAAAAGTACGGCAACTATATCATAATATTTATAACTATGCCGTTAAGTATCAAATCATACCGCCTACTGCAGATATATCACGGTTCGTAGATGTAGATTTGCCGAAAAGAAATAAAATAAAACAGCCATTTAACACGCGCCAGCTCAATCGGGTAAAAGCTCTTGCTGACAGTAATGATCCTCTAGCTCCTTATGCAATGATCGTAATAATGATGTGTTATAGCGGACCAAGGCCAAGCGAATTTTTAGCACTTGAAAAAAACGATGTAAAATTGCATTCCCGATTTTACCGGATACGAGAAAGTAAAACCGAGGCTGGTAGAAACAGGCTAGTACCTATAAGCAAAAAGATCGTGCAATATTATGACTATTGGCTGCAGCGTCCAGGGAAAACTCTTATTACAGACCCGGACGGAAAGCAACTGACATACCACCGCTTTCTACGCATCTTTGACAAGGTTATGAAAGTTACTCGCTGCAAACATAAACCACATGAGTGCCGCCATACTTGCGCTACATGGTTAGATGATAAAGGCGCTAATAAGTTATCTATCAAAAAAATATTAGGCCATGCTACACAGGATATTACTGACGGCACATATACCCACAAAAATATTCGCCAGCTAAAAAAAGCTATTGACCTTTTGTAAGTAATTTGCAAGGATTTTTTGCAGAAATACTCTAAAAATCACTTAATAAAGCCGTTAAAACGTAAGTAATTTGTGTGTGATAATTTTAGTAATTCAAAACCGTTGTAAAGCCAGTATTTATGCGCTTTCTGTTGGCAAATATGGTTTTAACTGTTCTGCTGTTGTGCAATTAGCAATTTCGGCACGCACTTTTTCAAATCCGCCGTAAGCCGTATATTGCTGCGCTTTTACAAGATTTCCTGCTTCCATCATCTGATCACGCGTTACCTCTAAAAACGACTTTTCAGACAGATTATTTTTATCTGTATAAACCCTGTACATCGTGATATCGTTTTCCATAAGTGTCAAAGCAACCTGCCAGTTGTTCTGATCATCGTCATTGCAATCGAACCCATAACCGCTGCCGTCTTGTAGCCATACGATAGCATGCTTTTGAGCATCATATTTTTGATATTGGTAGTTTAATGCTTGTTCACGAAGTTCTTCGAGTGTCGGTGGCACATATTCCCTGGCAGCTTTAGCAGCTATATAGGAATCAATAGCAGCGATTTTATCCTCGATGGCTTCAATCGGTTTATCGCAAAAATCACCATTTACGACAGCATGGCTCTGCTGGTCGTCATAGATTACCTCGCTTAATGTTACCTCGCCAGCCTGTAAGCTACCTCCATCGACGATAAAATTATCAGAGTGATCTTTATACATTTTTTCTCCTGATATAATTAAAACTTCATTCTTTAATACTTGAAAACACTTCATTTTAAAACCTTCTTTCTTCTTTTTTATAACCATCGGAGAATTGCCCAAACACAGCCATATCGGTAGTGCTAATAGTGCAAACCTGACCGGCAGCTTCAACGGCCGCGGCTTTATACGAGATGGTCAAGGTTCTGGCAACGGAATAATGAGTTTAGGTCAATATGGTTCTTATTCTACAGCTGATTCCATCGATGGTTACCTTAATTCTGGGGCAGTGTCAATAAACGCCACACATAGCCATATCATTGAGGTAAGTTCTACCGGCGATAACGATACACACAATAACATGCAACCATATTTCAGTTGCTACATGTGGCGCCGTACGTACTAACTGATTCTTTTCCACATAAATATAGCAACGTATGGTTGAGTAATGTTATGGGCATTATTGTTGCCAGTATTAGAGATTGATATTTCATGATTGTGACTACCAGCCTCTTTCGTAGTATCTAGCGCTCCACTACGATCAAACCAATACCCTTTACCTCCGCCAGCGGAATCATTTGCGTAAGCATTAAGTTGGTGACTATGTTGACCGGCATCACTACTGATTGCGATATGATTATGTGATGGAAGTTCTCCGATGGATAACTGATGTTCGTGTTCGCCACCAGTACTACCAGCTTTATATTCTACGCCCCATTCTGATGTGCCCTGCGCCAGCAAAACACGTCCTGCCGGCATTGCCTCCCACGTACCGCCAAAAAGATCTGCAGGCGATGTCGAATTTACAGACATATATATACTGCCTACAGGATATGAATCTAAAGCAGTAGTCCTAATATTTTGTACCGTCCATACAACACTGCCGTCATTTACAGTTTCGCCTACGTTTTTATTGATCAATTGTGGTTCGCTATCGCCAGTAGCTCCGCCTTGTGTACAAACTAAATAGCATCCCTTATTTAAATTTTTGCTATAAACAATATCGCCCGCCACATATTGCTTGCCTTGCTGTAAATAATTGTGGGCAAGATCATTTGCGTTCGCAATAACATTTTTAACCGCTCCACTCAATTCATTAAAATTATTGGGCTTTACAGTTTCGTTAGAGTTCCAACTGTCTTTCAGTAGTGAGCTGTTATAAGTTACTTCTTTCATCAAAAAGCCTCCTTGTATTCTATTTCAAATCTTATTCGAGCATTTTCACCCGATTTTACCGCCAGTGTTGCATCATCAATAACATTTTCCCCTGCATAAATTTTTACGCTTTCTATCAAAATGTTTACAGTTTCTACTAAAACATCAAATGTTATTCTGCCACCGGAAACATTGAAGTTTAAAAAATCACTTGAATTTACTGTAATTGTATTGTTAATTACAACTTTGGTTATGATCTCCTTTAACTTAGATGCCGAATAATTCAGCGTGAACGGAGTTATTGACGATTGGTTGTTCATTTTAATTTCCCCCAGATAATAAGTAGCAAACGGTTTAGCACCTAGATTCCACGTTCCATCAAGTCTGTAGTTCCATTCTTCTGTTGTATCGTCGGAATAGAACGGTTCAGCACCTAGATTCCACGTTCCATCAAGTCTGTAGTTCCATTTGCCCCAACCAGCTAAATAGCGACTGCTCACACCTACTTTTGGAAGGACCAGCGATCTATAGATATAAATCATATTTGCAGGCTTTACTTTTGCAATGAATGTTTCAAGCTCAAAAAATAAACTAATGTTATTAATAAAACTATCAACATAAAGTTCTCGCTTGCCGTAGTCCACCCATGCATTAAAATTACCAGCTCCAAATATCGTTGTAAGCTGCTGTTTTAAATAGTTCAGCGTATACGGCGGAGTTGTTGAAAGCCTTGTTATAACGCGTCGCTTGCGAAATTCCAAGCTATCTGTAGCCGTCGGCATTATGCCAAGAATCTTTTCGTATTGTTCAACACCCTTTTCATCAGCCGTCACAACAAACTGACGAGAAAAAGCAAACTTGGTATCGGTTTCGGCTTCGTCGTAGATAGGCTGTTCAGCATTCATCAGCCCTTCAATTTCTTTGTTTTCCCTATATAGTGAGGGCAAATATTTTTTAAGTAATCGCATTAACAGTCACTGTCCCCAATTTGGGTATTTGCTGTTTAGTTCCGCTTTCTTCAAGCAAAATGTCAGCATTGCCGCCATTTAATGTTACCGACTGCACATTTATAACATTCTCAACGCTAATCACTGCGCCGATAATTCTAGCGATGTAAACGCCGACTTGATATTTATTCAGTGCATCGTTATCGCCCCACTTTTGTTTAACTTCTAAAAAGTATTTTTCGATTGACGCTTGAATAAAAGGCTTTATCTGCTCTCCGCTAACTTCGCTTTTCAGGGTAACGTTTGCTACTATGTTTATAGCAACCTCTTCCGGCGTGGATATTGTAACAGTGTGGTCTATGGGAGCAATGCCGAGCCCCTGCCCGGTTTGTTCTGTAGGGTCAAAGTATTTCTTTATCTGCTGCATAAACTCGCTTGTAGCAGGCTTATATTCGCTGTCGATAACGGATACCTTCACCGTCCCCCCACCATTCCACACCGGGTAAACCTGCACCGCACCAACCCCCGCTATCGCCTGCGCCCATATTTTATAATGAGCAACGTTACCGCCATAAGGCTTATTGCGCAACCATTCAATTGTTCTGTTTCTCAATGCATCGTCTGTTTCGTCGTCTTGCCCAGGGGTTATAATAGTGTCCATGTATGCGCTGCCAAGAGCCGCTATATTGTTGACAGGAAGCATATACCCTGTATAAATATTTCCGACAACCCCAACAGTTTCACATACCGCAACATATTCACCTTTAGCAGTTCGGTCTCTTACAACAAAAAACACCGGGGCGGCTTCGTCCTCGGTGCTTAATCTAATGCCAAGCGGCACATCTACCTTCTGACCTTCACTATCTTTCATGGTAACCTTGCGGTAGGCAGGTGTTGCAAGCTCTCTGTCAATTCCAAAGTCTGCGCAGCGGTTATCAAGAGATTTACCCTTTGCGGTCAAGAGATATGTGTTTTCATAGTATAACTGCAGGTCGGCATATAACTGCGCCAGTGTAGCCATAGAGGGCGCAAGAGCGTCATAAATAATAGACCCTTGTCGTTTGTCGATTTCACTTTCAACAAGGTCAAGAGCCTTTTTCATAAAATATGAGTATGTTTTTACTTTTAGCTCATCAATAATATTAGCCAATCATTTTCACCTCCTGTTCTCCGTTTAATACACCGTCTACTGTTTCCACCGAATACTTTACAAGCAGTCCATCAATATTACTTCCCCTGGTAATTTCTATGTCATTTACCGCAAGTATCCGATCATCGTACAACAGCGCATTTTCAATTGTTGACCCTAAATCAGCTACCACGAAACTTATATCTTTTCCTATATACTGTTCAAGTCCAACTCCGTAATAGTGATCATAAATAACATAGGCGTATTTTTCAGTAAGCATTATTTTTATTATTGCCTGCTTTATTGCTTCGTATCCGTCAACAAAGCCAACTATGCGACCTCGCTGCAAATCAAGGTGATAAGTCTTACTTGGCTGCTTTACTACCTTAGTCGCTATTTGTTCAGTTTTTATCCACGTAGGTATCATGCAAAACCCTCCGTATCAATTCGTTCAAGCAAATAGTAAAATTGACCGCCGTTAGATCTAATGCAAACGACCTTATCACCCGGCTTAATTGCTCTGAATTCTTCAATGTCTTCTGTTTCGTAGCCAGTTAAAGGGTTATAGCAGCCTGTATGCTTATGCTTATTAGGGTGAAAGTGACGTTTGCAGAAGTTGCTTACATAAATAAACTTCGAAGGGATAGGCTCTTTCTGTCCCTCAACTTTTATCGAAACAGGATTAACCGTTATAATTTTAGCGAAAACTATTGCCGTCCGTTCCTGCGGTGGAACTTTCCCATCCATAATTATATTTAACAGCTTGTTACCAATCATTCCGGCATGCTCACCTCCATACTGCTTGATACAACGCCATCAGTTATTGATGTATCACAGCTAATAACATATACAGTCTGATCTACATTGCCGGTTAACGCACTGTTAAACCGTATTCTAAACCCGCTGCCAGCTCTTAATTCCAACAGGCTGTTATATGTTGTTTCATCTGCCACAACAGTTAACTTCATTGTCTGCTCAACACGATTAAGCAAAAACAAAAGATTGCTCGCCCTTTCTGTAATTTGCGCTTCGTTCATTCCTTCATTAACAACTTCGTAATGTTGTAAGATACCCCATTGCTCAACATTTTTTTCATCATCAGCGACCGTTATTTTAGGAGTTTTTGCGTCTTTGTCGCCCCAAATCAGCTTCACAACGTTGCAGGCTTCATCAATGCTTCTGCTGTGCGTGTATTCACTCATAGCCGAGCTGTCGCCTATTATATAGTCAGTTACAAGCTTTTCCATATCGACAAGCTCTAGCGTACCGTAGTTATCTCGAACAACGTAATATTTTTGAGTTTTAACAAGCACATCATCAATAGCATACTGTATTATTTCGTAGATAGTTTTATCATTGTGAATTTTATCGCTGACAATAGTTTCAGAACCAGCAATAACACTGCTTTTTAACTGAAATTTATTGCAGCAGTTTGTGAAAACATCATTGAGCGTTTGCCCGCCGTCGATAATATAAAAATCCTTGTTTTTCAGATAGCGCATTTGGTCATAAGCAGTTACTTTCACATTGTTGTAGCTATCTGTTTCCGTTTTGAACAGATACCCCAAAAACAAGCCTTTGCCGTCTATACCTATGTCAATAACACTACCTTCCGCAAATAGGTTAGACTGGTTCACATCAACGCAAATAAAGGTTAATGTCCCCGGCTGATCATCCAACGCCGTTTTAAAAGTAATTTCGCTAATGACTGTTGAGATATCCCAGCTTTCTTTTGTTTTTGAATTAGTTAAAACCGCGCTTAGCTTCATAGTGTTTTCTCCACGTTTTTAGGCAGCTTTAGCGTTACGCCAAGTAAAGTCCCTAGTCCATCACCCAGCGCAGGGTTTAAGGCTAATATTTCAAGCCATCGACTACCGTCACCCAAGTATTTACTAGCGACTGTCCACAAAGTATCATCACCTTTCAAAGGCTGCGTAAGCGATGCAACCGGGTTATTGCCGATAAGGGTATCGACATCGGTCTGTTTGCTTACACCGTCTACAATGTTCCCCTGTGCGTCCCTTTGCAGCTTTGCAATGCCGTACTGCTTATATTCCTTTAGTTCAATGGAAAAATAAATATCATCATGCTCGCCGCCCCTCGTTTCACGCTTTAAGCTTTCAATCGTCATTAGCATTGATATGTTTAAGCGCGTTACAACGAGTTTGAGCGGTTTTTTTGTTTCCTGCAACCGTTTTAGCCAGTTATAAGCTTTCGTCCCCCCAAAACTGCCCAACGCTCCCAGAGCAGGGAAATAACTTTCAATCGTGCAGGTTCTTAGTTTAGGCAGGCGAAGTAAATTAACCTCGCCTATACCAACTATGTCAGTTGTTTCGTTGCTGCCCTCTCTTTCAATGGGTAGCATTTCAGGATTCACCGACAGCGGAACAAAATTACCGTCCGCAACAAAATAAATTAAAACTTCACTAACCATTGTCTGGCACCACCAAGCTACTGTTATAAAGGTCGACAATTCTCGTTTCTACCCTTTCAACAGCTTTATCAATATCCATTGTTTCCCTAATGTCGCCAAAAGACAACTGGAACACAGGCTGCACAGTTTTGAAGCTAACCTGATATTTTTTCATGGCCAAATCTCTGATGAGCTTTAGACTTTCATCGTCAATTTTAATCGGGTCTTTAACCTTGCCTACAGATTTAACTTTGTCGACATTGTTATCCTCGTTTTCGTTTTGGGTTGGTGATGTGTTCCTGTTTTGAGGGTCCATTATCCCCTTTTTCAGCTTATCAAGCCGTTCGCCCAAATTTTTGGCAGCTTCAGTACCCCATGTTTTCCCCTCTTTAAAGGCTTCGTTGGGGTCTTTCATGTCTGTCATTTGCATCATTTCTATCGCAACATATTTTTGCCCTAACCGTTCAGCATTAAATTTGCGAATAACATTAATGCCACTAATTATGGCATTGATTACAACTTTCCAAAAATTTAATATTCCAACGAAAACGTTGTAAATTCCTGATCCCATAGCTGCAAAAGCTCCTGCAACAGTTCCAGCAAGTTCAGGGAACTCTAACATTGCCCCAGCAAGCGCGAAAAGTATGCCAACGCCTACTAAAAGCGGCCAATTTGCAGCGGCAAATCCAGCGGCCGCAGTCCAAGCCGCACCAGCTGCACTATATAATGCTGGGGCAAAATAAGCTGCCGCAACTGTACCAACATAAGCGCTAGCTATTGCGAGTTCATACATATTTTCACTCACAAACATTATGCCTTTAGCCGCCACATGGCTAACACTTGTAAGGTCATCCGTAAAAAATTTTATAGCTTTATTTTCCATAAGCGTAAGCGATTGCCCAAATGTTATCGGCATATTTTTAAACTTTGCATCTATATCGGCCGCTGCGAAAGTAAGTGCCTTTTTAATAATGTCCGCTGTTATTTCGCCATCTCTAGACATTTCTTTCAGCTCGCCACGGCTTTTACCGGTAAATTTGGCGATTGCATTAGCAAGCATAGGTGCGTTTTCACTTATGCTTTTAAATTCGTCGCCCTGCAAACGTCCAGACGCCATAGCCTGCGTTAACTGGTACATACCGGCTTGCACTTCTGAAACACTTGCTCCGCTGACAATAAACGCTTTGTTCATTGTTTCAGCAAATCCAACTATTTCATCAAAGTTTCCGAAAGCGTCAGCGGCATTAAGTCCCAATTTTGCAACAACGGCTGCTGTATCGACATAAGCAGTACGTGAGCGTATAGAAGATAAGTACACTTTTTCCATTAACTCATCAGTTGTTTGCATACCGTCGTTAATGTTGTCAATACGCGCACGCATAGATATAAGACTATCGCCCATGCCAAGAGCCTGCCCCGGTAGTTCTGCAAGCTTTGTTGCAAGATTATTAGCCATATTGCCTATAGCACTACCGAGGGCAATGCTTTTAGTTTTTACGCCGCCCATTTTACCCGCCATGCTATCAAGCATAGCATTTGTTTTTTCCATGCTTTTCTTTAATTCAAGCATATGAGCGTTAATGTCAGCGATAGGCTTGGACATACGGTCGTCGAGAATTATCGAATTGTGAATATCGGCCATAATTCACCGCCTTTACTTGTTTTTAGCGTTTGCTTTCGCCAATTCTCCCAAGCAGGCGATAACAAACGCTTTTTCGTTTTGAGGAAGATTCGCGAAGTCCGACGGTTTCCAGCGCAAATGCAAAACGGCGCCCAAACAAAGCGCCGCTTCGGGATCTTCCTTTATTAGTTTTTTGCAGTTTCAATGCTTTCATTAATATTTTTGTCAAACCCGCTAAGTTTTACAATTTCCTTGAACAGTTCTTCCTGCTCTCCGGCAAGCAAGCATTTCTCAATAACCTCTTCCGGAGTGTTAGCTCCGACCTTCTCCATGAGCGTTGCGTCGTTTAATGCCGGTTCTAAGACGCAATTTAAGATTACGAGCTTAGCAAATTTTGTTGCAGAATAAACACCTTTAATAGTAGCCCTCTGTGATAATTCTTCACGTTCCTGATTGCCTATAACCTTAATTTTAAATTTACCGGGAATGCGTTTAGACACGGCTACTTCCGCGGTCAGGTTATCAACAACGTTTCCTGCTAAAAAGTCAGTTAATTTGCTCATTAGATCACCTCATCAAATTTTTTCAATATTTTTGCATAGCGGAAATTAAAGGGTATATCTTCGGTTAATGCACCGACAGAGTTATCAAGCATACCGAAAGACGACTTAGTAATAGTAATACCCTCGATCATGATCTCTTGCCTGCCCGCCTTGCTCGCCGGGTCCTCGTTTACTACTACGGCCTTAAACTGTGGCATTTTTCCCGTCTTGTAATAATCAAGAATAATATCGCGGTATTTGCTTGAAACATAATACCCGCTGAAAGTACCAGTACCTTTAATACCGTGTACTTTGGTTTCAGTATGCCGAACCCCTATAGGCTTAATTTCAGTTGTATCAAGCTCAATATCAGCGGTAAATTTGGTAAGGTCAAAAAGCTCGTACACCTTGTTATCAATGGTGGCCATTACTTTACCTTCTCGGCCGCTGATGGTATCCTCACCCAGAATATATTTTTCCATTTGTTATCCCCCCTTATGCCAAAACTTCAATATCCATATAAAGAATTTCCATTGCGTCCAATATCGGCAGCTGATTAACACTCGCTCTTACCGCATCGACATTTACACCACGTTCTACGATAGTATTTTCAACAGGATCATAAGACGCTTCGACGGTTTCAAGCCGTTGTAATTCGGTAATATAGGCAACTACATCAGCCTTGAAAATAGCCCTACCCCTATTGTTATTTGTTACCTTGCCGATGTAGTTGTTTTCCCAAACAGACCGGATAGACATTCTCATTTCGTCCATAACTCGGATTGCCCTGTTTTTGCTGAAAACATAACCTTTTTCCGGCTCAAACAGGTGATAGGTATTAATGTCTTTTTCGACTACGATATTACCGTCCTGACGTGTGCTGAAAAGGAATTTCCCTAATTTCAGCTTCTCTTTAATAACGCTGTCTTTGTGTTCCGGAGCAAAGCCGATTGCACCTTCGACAACTTTATATGTGTTAGACTGGTTAATCTGCGCACCTGCTGTAATACCTGCGACCCATGCCGGGACCATTTCTTTTGGTACTGTTTCATTTGCAAAAATAAGGCTTTGCTCACTTGCAATAACCCCTTCATAGTTGTAAGTGCTTGCGTCCTCATAAATGCAAAGCTGCACCCCTCGGCCTTCGTCCTCTCGCTGATTTTCAATAAAAGTTTTGGCCAAAGCATTAATTGTGCTGCCATCGGTTATAATGGCCATGGTTTGCCATTTTGCAACTTCGAGCAGTTCAAAATATTTCGGATAAGCAGCAGAAGCACTGACAGTACCATCAGAGCCAGAAGTCAGGGTAACACCTGCTGCTTCTTTAAGTTGCCCGCTATCCGTTGTTACATCAATGTAATCGTTGGATTGCACCTCATCTTTGCTTTTTACCTCTTGGCTGTGGACGAGAACCCCATCCCAGAACGTCAAGAAGTTATACTTAGTAGTATCTACCTTGTTTTTATTAATTTGAACTGTAATCTTATTACCAGCCTTACCGGGGTATTTCGCAGTAACAGCGAAGCCGCTGATCGTTCCGCTCGCTTGAACGCCGCCACTGTCAAGTCGATAAAAAAGACACCTGTAACAATTAGATAAAATTAATCTTGCGACTAAACTATCTGCGGTATCTGCTGCCGTAAATCCTAGCTTTGCTCTGCTATCGCCGTTCAGCAACTCGCTGCTTTCTACGTCTATCAGGACATCAGAAGGACCCCACGAAAGCGGCAATGCTACTGTTGCTATACCTCTATCACCAACCGTCAGCAACGGCTTAGCTACCTGCCTAAAATTGATGTATGCGCCCGGTCTGACTTTATTTTGGCTTAACCATACGCCACCTGCCATATTATCACTCCTTACGTTATTTTCAGGTCAAGCTGCATTTGCAATGCTTCTGCAACTTCTTTTTTTACCCTGATGTAATATTTACCAATAAATTCTAAATTACCATCGTTTTTTTCGGCATAACTGTCTTTCTCCAGCCGCATCAGTCCACCGTCTATTGGCACTAAATCAAGCGCAGACGGAAGGTCAATCGCCATTTGGTCTAAAACGCTATTGATGTTTTTTACCGTTGCGGGTTCTGCAGCATGGCGGTATGTGATGTGTGTAAGAAAAAACAAATACCACCTGTCAGCATTATCCCTTTCAACCGATATACTTGCGTTGTTTATATAAAATGCAGGATAGACAGGCTTAGCAGCCTTTTCCTTGTACCACTTGACGCCGAATTCATCAAACAGTGTCTTGCCGATAGCGTCTTTGTATAAATCTGCCGTAATCAGCCAAATCGCCCCCTAATCAACGAAAAACCTTTTTAGCTCCCGCTTGTATTTCCTTTCTACCGTTTTAAGCCCCTTGTTAAGCGGAACTGTATTCATGTAGAATGGCTTTATTTTTTTAGTGCCGAATTCGATGTATGATGCATAGTCCTGCGGATTGCTAAAGGTAATTTTGTGTTCATGACCTTTTTGGCTGTAGGTCATTTCCCAACTATTACGAAGCGCGCCTGTATCAACAGGTGTTCTCCGCTTTGTTTTGGCAAGTATAGCCGCACCTTCTTTTTTGAGAACCTTTTCAGCTACTTCTGAACGAATTTTTGACTTGCGTTCGAAATCGCTTTGAAACCTTGCAAACTCTGAAAAATCAAACATCTTTTCGCACCTGTAGATAAAAATTACTGCGCCCTGGATATGCACTCAACATACCAACAAAACCATTGATTTCAGCGAACGCAACGCCGTTTGACTTTCTGCGCAGCTTTACATAGTCGCCGTTTTTAACGTCAACGCCAGCAGGAAAATCAACCCTGATCAACTGTGTAACTGGCATTGTACCAGCGGTTACAGTGTCCGGCCTATCATTGATCTTGTAAGAAATATGACACGGCTGCTTTTCAACTACCATTGCAGTCGCTTCTGTAACTTCCCCAGTGTTGGGGTTTTCGCTGACGGTGTCGCGCCAAACGTCCATCTCATCAGTATCAAATATTTTCATTTTTTCGCCAATGATAGAAAAATCAACAACCATGCCACACCTCGCTAAAACATTACCCTGAAAGCGTGCAAGTCGCTAAGGGCAGAGTTAAATACATTATTTGTAATTTCCGCAAACTTAAAACTTCGATCAGCTTCTTTGATCTCTGATACTTTCGACTGTTCGGAGTACACATTTACGACCATTCTTGCTATTGCCGGCTCTAGTTCGACCGGGATTGCCCTAATGTTGCAGTAGTTCTTCGCTCGCTGGCTCATTTCATCAATTAAGGCATTTAAAAAAGCGTCTTGGGTATCAGTAGTGACACCCAACAACGCTTTTACTCTCTCAAGAATGCTCATTTAACGTCCTTTGCAGCTTCGGTTTTAGAACCAGTCTTTACCGCTGCTTTTGGCTTAACGTCCTTTGCAGCTTCGGTATAGCCAGCTTGTTTTAACCGGTCCGCATCAAATTCGCTATTCACAACAATCGTGATACCGTCTTTTTTTAATTCCATAGTTACCTCCGTTATGCCTGTGCGTGCAGGTAAATACCTTTAGCTTTGTTATCGTAAACAAAAGCGTCATGATAAAGTCTGAATTGGAATTTCCATGCGTCTTTATCCTGATTTTCTTCCGGGGTAAAGATTTTAGGAAGAGCAAATTTAACGACCTGCAGCACTGCCGGTTTATGAATAATCATAAAGTTAATTGCCTTGCCTGTGGTATCTGTGGGTTTAAAACCGTTTTCGGAAGAACCATCATTAAGAGTAATGCCAGTATAGAAGCGACCAGGAACAACCCAATTAATCGGCATATCGTTATAGCCGCTCAAAATTGTGTTTACAGTTCCGTCACTACCCCACTGACGAGCTAAAGCAGAATTAAGCATCGGCTGAAGCGCAGTACTGATATTCAACACACGTTCAGTACGCGGGACTTCCGCTTCATCCATTTTTGCTACTGCATCATCAATCGCTCCAATAATTGTTTCTTTAGTCAAAGTAGCAGGACTTGCTTTTAAAATACCGCTTGCACTTGCGTATTTAGCAAAGCGATAAGCATCAAGCTCCGGCACAACATGCTCACGCTGGTAGCCACCGACAACAGCGCCAAAGGTCATTCCAAGTGTTTCCTCATCATCCATGCGGTCGACTGAAAACTCTCTGCCGCGCTCAATTGTCAGCTTCATGGTTTCCCATGCTGCTGTAACTGTTGCTTTAGGATAGCCTGTATCGCGGGAGTAGTTACCCAACCCAACAGTACCGACTTTCAACACTTTAATTTCGTTTACACCCGTAAAAGCATTGGTCATAACTCTAGCGTCAAACACGCTAGTAGCTGCGCCTTTTTTATAGATTTCGTCAAGAATAGGTAAAAATTTGTTTGCTAATGCAATGTTGTTTGCCATTGTTTAATCACTCTCCATTTTTATTTTTGTTATTCCAACCCTGCGCCCATTCTAATAGCCGCAAGTTCCGCATCACCGTTCTTATCATCTTGGTTACCAGGTGAGTGCGGTTTCATTCCGTCAGGCTTTTGCGCTGCCGAAAAAAGGTAATCATGAGACGTTTTGATTTTTTCGAGTTGTTCGCTCAAACCGCTAATATTTTCCCCGTCTACCTTTACAGCATTGCTGTCAAGCAAAGCTTTAACCAGTTTCGCATCTTTCGCGCCACTGCCTGCCAGTGCAACATCAATAGCTGCATTTTTTCGTAGTTCGGCAATATCCTGATTGTATTTTTCCTCGCTTGCCTTTACAGCAGCCTGCAGTGCCTTAACGTCAATACCTTCAAACCCTTTCAGTTGCTCCTGTAAAGCTTTGGCGGCGTCTTTCGCCGTTTGCAGTTCTTTAACATGATTTTCTTTCAAACCATCAATTTCGGCTTTTGATTTGTAGTTTTCTCTGAAATATTTGTTGAAGTCCTCCTTTTTTTCTGCCGGAATATCAAACCCCAGCTCTTTTAATTTTTCCATAAATTTTGCTTTATCGAACTCCATTGACTGTCCATCCTTCCATAGCTTGTATATATTCTGTCCCTGCCCTGCGAAATTAAACACGCAGAACAGAAGATTCCAGGGTTTTTCTTTGGTATCCAGGCCTCCTTAAAAAGCGAAATCCGGAAGTTCCCCTGCTTTCCACCGCTCCAGGCTCTTTTTGTCCGCCATCAGCTTCTGCAGCGCCGCCATATCGGTCACATTCATATGTGACGACTGATACGCAATGCTGTTTTCTTTCATATTGCAGATCACATCATGCAGCGCGCGCCGTCTTTCCTCCTCTGTCTCCAGCGGGATTGTGGCATTAAAAAGGCCTGCAACCTCTTTCTGCTCCCCGGAATCAACAAACTGATTCAAAAGC